AACATATTACGAGGAACATGGCACGAACACTAACGACAGCAGTAAAAAACGAGTTATTAACAGGTCAGATTAGACCAATTCATTTAGTTACAATAGGATTTTCAACACCTGTAAATATAACTGATAATGCTTTTGATCTTACTTCATCAATATCAGGGTCAAGTGTAACTTACTCATCTTCTGCTTTTTTAGTAGGTGCTTCTTCTTTTGAAGAACAAACTGACATATCCAAAACTACAATAAGTTTATCTTTATCAGGAGTTGATACATCTTTTATTTCTGTTGTTTTAGGAGAGAATATTGTTAATGACACAGTAACTATTTATAGAGGATTGTTAGATTCATCTAACAGTATAATTGCTGACCCAATATTATTGTATCAGGGAAATATAGACACTTTTGAAGTAACAGAAACAGAAACTCAATCCAATGTTAAATTAATTGTAGTTTCTCATTGGGCAGACTTTGATAAAAAGTCAGGAAGAAAAACAAACAATTCATCACAACAAAGATTTTTTAGTGCAGATGTTGGTATGGATTTTTCAAGTCAAACTGTATTAGATATAAAATGGGGGAGAGAATAATGATAAGACAATGGGAAAAAAAAGACTTAGATCAAATTATAGAATTAGGAACTTTAATGTGGAAAGAGGGTGCTTATAACTATCTTTCTTTTGATGAAAGAAAAACAAGAGATACAATAAATTATTTAATGGATAATCCTTTTATAGGTATGGGCTGGGTAGCAGAAAAAGATAATAAAATAATTGGTGGAATAATAGTACATCTTACAAAATTTTTTTTTAGTGAAGAAATGACTTGTAGTGATTTGGCATTGTATATAGACCCAAAAGAAAGAGCAAGTTTAAGAATACCAATAAAGCTTATTAAGAAAGCTGAGGAATGGGCTAAAATAAAAGGTGCTAAAGAATTTTGCCCAGCAAGTAGTGTTCGTATTAAAAGTGAGTCAGTTGCAAAACTTTATGAGTTTTTAAAATATGATAAAGTAGGTCATTTATTTAAGAAAAGGTTATAATTATGTGTGATGTTGGTGGAGTAATAGACAAAGGTAAAAATTTAATAGGCACAGCATTTAATATTTTAGGTGGTAGTTTTAACCCTTATGTTACTCTTGGTATCTTTGCGATTGGTTGGTTGTTTTCAAGATCAATGAAACCTGATGTACCTGATTTTGGTACAAATGATTTTGAAGAAACAGAAAGAGGTATTTTATTAAATAAACAATCAAACAATGCTTGTATTCCTGTAATTTATGGAGAAAGATTAGTAGGTGGAACAAGAGTATTTATAGAAACTTCAGGAACAGATAATACTTATTTGTATGTTGCTTTAGTTCTTGCAGAGGGAGAAGTAAATTCAATAGAAGAATTAAAAGTTGATGACAAAGTAGTTACATTAACAGGAGCATTAACTCATGGAACAGTAAGAGAAGTAGCAAGTTCAGATAGTAATTTTTATAAAGCTGACCCAAATGTTGAGGGATCGCCTCATGAAAGTACAATTCAAATTCAAGCATTTTTAGGAAAAGACGATCAAGTAGCATCAAGTGTTTTAACACCTTTATCATCTTGGGGAAGTAATCATAGATTAAGAGGGATTTGTTATTTAGCGATGAGGTTTAAATGGAATCAAGATGTGTTTGGTGGAATACCTGTAGTACAAGCTAAAGTAAAAGGTAAAAAAATTGTAAGTTATAATTCAAGTTTAGTTGCACAAACTCCAGCTTTCTCAACTAATCCAGCATTTTGTTTGTTAGATTACTTAACAAATGAAAGATATGGAAAAGGTATTGCTACATCGAGTTTAGACTTACAAAGTTTTTATGATGCTTCAGTTATTTGTGAAACACAAGTAACACCATATTCAAGTGCTAGTGATATAAATATATTTGATTGTAATGCTGTAATTGATACGTCAAAAAAAGTTATAGATAATGTTAGAGATATAATAAAAGGTATGAGAGGTTATCTTCCATATGTTCAAGGTAAATATAAATTAGTTATTGAAACAACAGGCACAGCTTCAGTATCACTTACAGAAGATGATATTATTGGTGGATATTCTTTAGCATCTCCAACAAAAAATTCTAAATTTAATAGAGTAATAGTTTCTTTTATTGACCCTGATAGAAATTATCAAGTTAATGAAGCACAGTTTCCACCTATTGATGACTCAGGTTTAGCAAGTGCAGATCAACACGCAACAATGAAAACAGCAGATGGTGGATTTCTTTTGGAAAATCGGCAAGATTTTAAAACAATAACTTCATTTTATCAAGCAGAAGAAATGGCAGAAATTATTTTAAGACGAAGCAGAGAATCTTTGGGTTTAAGTATTAACTGTGGATTTAAAGCTTATGAATTACATATTGGAGAAATAGTTAATGTAACTTTATCATCACTTGGATTTACAAATAAAGCTTTTAGAGTTTTATCAATGACATTTAATGAAGATTTTACAATAAATTTACAATTAGTAGAATATCAAGCATCACATTATACATGGGCAACTAAACAACAAGTATCAAGTACACCATCAACTAATTTACCAAGCCCATTTACTATTCAAGCACCAGCAAGTGTAACACTATCTGACACTTTAGTTGAATATAATGATGGAACTGTCATTGTGGCTTTAGATATAACTATTGGAGCATCTACAGACAAATTTATAGATTATTACCAAGTTGAATATAAGTTAAGTTCAGATTCTAATTTTATTATATACTCACAAGGGTCAGGATTAAATCACAGAGTTTTAAATGTAATTGACCAAGAAACTTATGACGTAAGGGTAAAGGCAGTAAATCATTTTGACGTTTCATCATCTTATGTTACAGCACAAAGAAAAATTGTTGGTGCTATCGAGCCACCATCAGATGTAACAGATTTTTCTTGTAATATTACAGGTCAAGATGCACATTTATCTTGGACAGCGATTAGCGATTTAGATTTAGCATTTTATCAAATTAGATTTTCTGATAAAACAGATGGAACAGGAGAATGGTTAAATTCTGTAAATTTAGTTACTAAAGTATCAAGACCAGCAACATCGGTTACAGTACCAGCAAGGGCTGGAACTTACTTAATTAAAGCAGTAGATAAATTAGGTAACTTTAGTTCAAATGCTACAGCTATCATATCAAATGTTACAAGTGCAGAAAACTTTAACTCAATAACAACAGTAAGTGAACATCCAACATTTGCTGGAACTAAAACAAATGTTTCAATATCTGACGATTCACTTATTTTAAATTCAAGCGAATTATTTGATTCTGCTTCAGGTTTATTTGATGCTAATACAACAAGATTCTTTGACTCAGGTGTAGCAAATGCAGACTTTTTAGCTTCAGGTAATTATGAGTTTGCTAATGTAATTGATATAGGAGCAAAACATACTGTAAGAGTCACAGCTTCACTAACACAATCTGCTAGAAATCCTGATGATTTATTTGACAATAAGTCAGGTAATTTTGATGATGCTAAGTCTAATTTTGATGGAGATACACCAGCTAATTGTGATGCACATTTAGAAATCGCAACTAGCGATGACAATTCTACATACACATCTTTTCAAAATTTTGTTATTGGTAATTATACAGCAAGATATTTAAAATTTAGAATTGTAATGACTTCAACAGATTTAGCTTCAACACCTGTAATTCAAGAGGTAACTGTAACTGTAGATATGGTTGATAGAATATTTAGTGGTAATGACATTTCTTCAGGAGTAGGCACAAAAACAGTTTCATTTACTAATCCATTTAAAACTACATCTTATGCTGTTGGTATTACAATGGAAGATGCAAACACAGGAGATTTCTTTACAGTTTCAAATAAAACTGTTAA